ACGTCGGCGCCGAGAGAGGCCGTGATCTTGGAAAGCCCGACAATCAGCCCACCGGAATAAGTAAGCCCATAACCCGGCGTCTTGAGCGCAGAAATGTCCGAAGTGTTGGTCGCGATGTTCGCCGTGTTGGTGGCAATGTTCGCGGTATTTGTCGCAATGTTGGCCGTGTTTGTGGCGATGTTGGCCGTGTTGGTCGCAATGTCGGCCGTATTGGTCTTAATCGAACTGGCCTGCTGTTGCAGCGCCATGTTCTGCTTTTTCGGATCGGTCTCGAGCGTGCCCGGAGCGTAGACCATCAGGTCAGGCCCTCAACCTTCACATCGGGTTCAACGCCAGCCGCAAAGGTCCAGACGGTCGAGGCAGGAACGCGGATCTTGAACCGGGAATACCGGGTCGATCGCCGCATGTCGCAGCGCCCCGTCCGCGAGTTGCGCGCAATCTCCGTGGTTGACGTCGTCGTGTCCTGCTGCGTCTCGCGATAGGAGCACGTTCCGTAGAAGGTCGGAGCGTCGGTGATCGGCCGAAAACCGTTCACGAAGATGCGCCGGCCGTCCGTGCCCTGCTCTGCCGTCTCCAGCGTCGCTTCCAGGTTTGATCCAGAGAAGAAGCCCATCTTGTGAGCGCTGGAGAACTGAGCGATCAGAGGCTGCGTTGCCACTGCGAAGCTGTCCAGCGAAGCTGCCAGCGCGTCGATCGACGCCGATAGAGCGTCGAGACCTTCAAGCGTAATGCCGGGCTGCGACAGGCCTAGCAGGTATTCCCCTGCCATATTGATCCGAAACCAGCGGTCGAGAACGTAGTCGTACCCGATGATCTTATCGTAAGCGCCCGTCGTTCCAGAGGTCGATTTATAGGCCCAGAACACCCGAGTTGCCCGCGGATCGGATGCGCCGATGAACATCCGCAGTTCGGTCTTGTCGAGGTCGGTAAAGAACGTGCGGTCAACCTTCTCGCGCCCGATAGGCTCGGGAAGACCACCAGGCGCAATCTTGAAGAAGCCCTGCGCGGAGTGGAAGAATGTATAGATGCCAGCCCGAACGATGCTGTAGGGCGCGAACAGGCCCTGATCCTGCGCAATGCGCTCGATCTGGAAGATCAGATCCGACCCGGGAATATAAGACATCCGCCGAATGGCTTGGTCCTGAAACACCGTGCCGAACTCGCCGCCGGCCACACCGCGGACAATGCCGCCGTCCGGGAAGTCCTGAAAATCCGACTGATCAACACCAGCCGTCCAGCCCGTCGTATCATTCAGCGCCGACCACTGGATGCGGAACGGGTTGGAGAGAAGCCCGGAGAGCACCAGAAATCGCCCGACAACCGAGATATAGGACGCCTGGGGTGGAGAGCCTGCATTATCGGCAAAGGCCGCCGACGTGCCCAACGTATAGGTTTGCAGAACCGTATTCTTCTGCGTCGCCTTAACCAGATTGCCGAACTGCACGAATTGCCACTGTGCATCGTCAGACAGCGTAGAATAAAGATGCGTAACCGAATGCGTGCCGGTCCCGGTCGTTGCCGTGTTGATCGCAGCGCCGCCCGGCGTGGCAGAGATCGTGTAGGTGTTCGCGCTCAGGACCGTCTTGACGTAGTAGACTGTACCGGCCGTGATCGCGGCAGGAAGTGCGCCGCCGCTGTTCGAGAAGACCTTCGGCTCATTGACAGCCGAGTCGTGCCCGGTCTCAGTGATGACACCAGGGCTTGCCGCCGAGATCGTGCAAGTCGTCGTCTTCGAGACCGGAATCCACGAATAGTCGGTATTGTTCGCAAGGTAGAGCCGCTTGGATGTGCCTGCGAAGACCGCAACCGAACCGTCTGACTTCAGCGCGTAGAATGCCCCTCGGCACGTATCAGGAAGCGCCTGCGAGAGAATGGCGAAGTCCGGGAACGGACCATACCCGTCCGCCCGCGGCAGAACGTTATTGATGTCGTGCGCCTTCGTCTGGCTCTCATAATCAGACGCGTCCGGCTGCCAGGCCCCGTAAGGCAGGAGCGGCATTTAGGGGGTAACTCCAGGCAGCCAGACCGTGCTAGGCCCGGAATTGGCGCTCTCGCGCTCGCCGAGGGCGTTGAGCTGTTCAATTACCGTCTGCACGGCAAGACCCCAGACCGCAATCCGCTCGTCGTTCTGCATGTACGGCGCCGCCTCGAGCAGCGATCCGTAAAGGTACAGATCAGGCGCCAAGGTCAGAAGCCAATTGGTCGAATTGCTCGCAAGCGCGGGAATGTTGGCGCGGTAGACAATCTGAACAGTAAAATTTTGGTTCGGCGTCGGCGCCAACTCGATCTGATCGGCCGTTACGGAGAAATAGGCCGGCTGTGCGCTGACATTGTCGATGCTGTACCGATAATCATCCATCTGGGTTTGCGTCATGAAACCCAGGCGCGGCTTGCCAACCACGCCGCTGAGCCGTACACTCCGCATCGTTTGAAAGTTGCTCGGAAGGCTCAGGAATTCCGGGCTGCTAGCGCCAGTATCAACCGTGAGCGTGGTTCTGGTCTCCATCTTTGGGTGAAGCAGAACGCGATTGAACTTTGCTTCCGCAAGCGTCACGAAGTCGGGAATGCGTGACGTCAGGTCATCGCGTGCAAGCCATCCGGCAATCGCGCTCTGGAGATCAGTATAGTTGGCAATTGCCATTTAAAGCTGACCCCGAAAGGTGCGATAAGGACGGTTCTGCTCACTATTGAGCCAATGCTTCACGAAATCCGTGTCGCCTTCTTTCAGGCGCTTAGCGAAATCGCGATAGAAGATATTTAGCGGGATGCTCGCCACCCTCGTCCCAAGAGCGTCGTCACGAAAGCGCTTGCCGTAAGAGTCGTTCAGGCTCTCGCGATTGGCCGCTAAAAGCTGTTCCTCGACAAGGTTCTCGGTCTTGCGAAAGCCGAGTCCCTTGGACTTGTCGATCCAATAGACGTAGTGGCGCCTCAGCCCGTCTTCAGAGAACTTTTCGAACTCCCAGGCTTCGTCGGGGATTCGTGACGGATCAGGCAGCGATGACATCGGCCCGTTCGGCGATCTTCTTGGAAACGAGGTGCTTGGCCTCGTCGATCGGGAGCTTGATATGCGTGCCGGCCCATATCTTGCCTGCATACCCAACGCCAGGCGATGCGTGCGGCTTCATCTCGCCCTCGATGAACTCTTCCTTTTCAATGGTAACCCACTGGCCGGCGTTGTTCTTGCGCTTCACTTCTTCTTTGAGATAGCCAACAATTTCGTAGGCGCCGAGCGGCACATAGTTCTTGTTCAACAGAACAGGAAACAGTTTCTGCGAGGCGGTGGGTTCGGAAGCCATATCTGGGATTTCCTTGGGTTTGCGCTCATAGACGCCTTTGGGCATCTCTCACTCCGAAAAGAAAAGGCGGCCCGAAGGCCGCCTCTGTGATCGTTACGAAACGGCTGCGCTGAACGGCGTCGCTTCCGTGCCCGTCGCCGAGGTCATGCCATGAACGCGCCAGAAACCGGAGATGGCATCTTCGAGTTCGATGTAATCGCCCTTGATGCCGCCGGTAGTGGTGCCGTTCAGAGAAATCGTGTCCGAGGTGGACGCTGTTTCCCAGCCAACAACGGTATCGCCCGAGTCCTGACAGGTCATGATCATGCCTTCCATGACGTCAGTCGCATTCGCGACCTGAATCTTGGCGCTGTTCGACGTGACGGTCGTGTGGACAAGGAAGCGATAACGATCACCCGTGCCAGAAGCAGCAGGCAGCGTCACCGTGGCGCCGGCCGCAACAGCGAACCGGAGCAACGGGCCATTGGCGTGAACGTCACGATCGAGCGTGATATCAGCGGTGATGCTGAGGGGTGCAAAAGGATAACCCATTTCAATAGCTCCTTAGGTCGAGGAAGTCAGGCCGTAGAGGTCGGCGGCGACACCGTGAGCGGCCTCGTTGTTCACGAGGAGCGTGTACTCGGTCACGAGCACGCGTTTCTCCGCGTCACCAGTCTTGGCCGGCTTCACGAGCTGGATGTCATCGAACACGCCGAGCGACACCATGCGCGGGTCAACCAGGAAGGCATTACGCGCCACGCCAGCACCCGCACGCGCCATCTGGCGGTTGGGAACAACCGAGACCGGGCCGAAGTCCGACAGATACATGTCGGCCGCAGCAACGATCGTGGTCTGCCCCCTGCTCGGGGTCTCATAACGCTGCGGCGCAACGTTCGAGTCCGACATGAAGGTCGAGAACACGGTCTTGGCGTAGGGCGAGAGCATCAGCGTCTTGGGGACGCCGCCCGCGTTGTAGGTGGACAGGATCACCGAATCCAAGATCGCTTTGGTGAAGGCGCGCTGGGTGCCGTTGGTGGCCGCGTCAACAACGCTGGTCGAGCTGTTGAAGCCGCCGGAGGCGCCGCCGGAGCCCATCGCGTCGTTGCTGGCGAGCCATGCGCGGAATCCGCCGAGCTTGCGATTGCTGGCGCCGTTGCCAGTGCCGGCGGTCGAAGCCTGATTGGACAGGACGATCGCTTCCATGTCGATGCGCAGCTCGACCCCCTTCTTGGCGACCTGGAAGGCCAGTTCGGACTTGCGGCCGGCCTTGGAGGTCTTGTCCTGGGTGCGCGAGATGATGATCTTCTTGTCGGAGATCTGGGTGTAGTTGCCGACGCGAGTGGTCGGGCTCACCGCATCGTAGTTCCAGTCGTTGCCTTCCGGCTGGTTATTGGCGGTATCGACCGCGGCGAGCGAATCGGTCTGCCACTCGGGGTGGGTGGAAACAACCGGCTTGCGGCCGACCAGCGAGAGGAAAGGCGTCTCTTCCGGCGTGATCTGATAGATGCGATCAGCCAGCTCTTCGCGGTTGCCTACCGCGTCGTAGGTCTCGAAAGTGTTGGTAACTTGTGCCATTTGGCTCTCCGTTAAAGATCAAGGTCCATGAGCGAGCTCACGCCAGCTTCAAAGCTGCCGGTTTTGCTCAGTTGCCCCTTCCTGACCTGCGCTTCGCGGGAGGATTTCGCCTTCGGGTCCATGCGCTTCTTGCCCGTCAAAACAGGCTTCGACTGCACGTCTTTCTTGATGGCCGGAAGGTTCTTGCGCGCTCTCCGGTATGCCGCGAGATCGCGGTAAACCTTGTAGAGCCTGTGATCGATCGCGCCATCCAGCTCCTCCGCAGAGAAGCCGTACTCGCTCATCGTATCGACCGCCTCATTCCAGAACTTCCCGTATACCTCCGGCTTTTTCAGCTCGGGCATGGCATCGAGAAGCATCTTGGCTTCGCGGTCGCGCAATTCCTTCTGCGCACGCTGCTGCTCTTGCGTGAGCCGGGCCTGGTCAGCCTGTGCGGCTTGCTGCAATTGCGTGAGCGCTCCGACCTTCTTGTCGTAGTCGTGCTTTGCCGCCATGTACCGGAGCGGGTCATAGCTGGTCGAAGTCTGATCCAGCAACGATTCGTCCGGCGGCTGCGGCAAGAACTGCTGCGACGCCTGAAGGATAAAATCCCGCTGCGCCTGTAAGGTGCGAGCGTATTGTTCAACTTCGGCCTTTTGGGAGGCCAAGGTCTCTCGTTCCTTGGCGACTTCCTGGGTGCCTCGGGTGAACGAAGCTTGTGCAAGAAACCCGCGCTTAAGCTCCTGAACGGAGATCACGGTGCCGTCTTTCAGGCGCACATTCGCGGTATCGGCCGCAAACTTGCCTGACTCGTAACCGGGTCCGTCTTCGCTCTCTTCGGTGGCTTCTTCTTCGGACGCTCCCTCTGCGCCTTCAGCTTCCGGCTCTTCGCCCTCGGCTTCAGCTTCGTCGGTATTGTCCTCTTGGGCCTGATCTTCCTCCTGGAGGTCCGTTTCCGGGTCCGTCAGAACATCGGCGAGTGCATCAACGCCGTCATCAAAAGACAACGGCTCGTCGTTACCAGCGGCCGGAGCCGGGTTGGTATCAGACATTCAATTTTCCTTTGGGTTTTCCGGGGTTCCTATGCGAAGGAGCCGGCGTCTTCCTGCACGTCTACCGCCAGGATGTAGCGGTCCAGAGTGGTGCGGATTTCGTCAACGACAGCGACGCGCTGTTGCCAGCGAACGATCACTGCGTAATTGTCAGCATCAGCCGTCGCGAGCGCGTTGAGCGCTTCAGAGCGGATGTCGGCCAATGCCTTGTTGAAGATCTCGTCGTTCTTGAGCCGATCGGCTTCCTTGGCGAGATGGCTGCTCATTTTGCCCGATAGGCGTCGCTATCGACCGGCCAGAGATAGTCTCGATCCCGACAGCTCACATAAACAAACTTTCCCGGCGGAGTAGCCAGCAAAGCATATCGAAACTCCTTCCAAGACACTTCGGCGCCATCTGTCAGCCAATCGGCCAAACGCCTAGACTGAAGCTTGAGCCTGACAATCATCGCTTGACCTCAGGTCGTCGTGACAGCCGAAATCTTGTACGGCGCCGTCCCCGGAGGCGACTCAACACCAAACGTCAAGATCTGGTCTGTACCGACACGGAAATCAGTGCCAGCAACCGCTGTTGGGTTGGTGCCCACGAGGTATGCAAAAATTCCGTCAGACGTGATCGTGATGAACTTCGTCTGCGCATTGAAAGCCGAAGACTGTCCCGCCGTGCCCGTGTACGTAACCGTCTGCGTTGCCAGCGGCGGCTCAGACCAGATATCCGGTCCGCCTGCATATTGGGGTTTCTTCGCGTGCTCCTTGATCCAAAGCGTCGCCATCTATCCTATTCTCCGCTCGGAGCAGCCTTGGCCGCTTCCATCTTCTGCTGGTGAGCCTCTTGGCTCTGCATGGTCTTAAACACGCCCGCTTCCATCTGCTGGCGGTGCTGTTCGGCCTGCTGCGCCATCTGCTGTTCGTGCATCTGCCGCTTCATCTCGAGCTCGGCCAGCTTCAACTCACGCTGAAGCTGGAACTCCAGGACGGCCAATTCCTTGTCCATCTGGAATTTCTGCTGCGCCTGAAACATCTCGGCTTCGGTCTTCTTGTTTTGCGCCTCGATGTCGGCCTGCATCTGCACGGCTTCAATCTGGGCCTTGCGCTGATCCGCCTGGGCGTCAAGCTGAGCCTGCTGCTGACCAAGCTGGAGCTGCGTCTGAGCCTTGACCTGCTCTTTCTGCATCTCAGGATCGGGACGGTTGGCCGCCTCCTGCTTCATCTGCTCAAGCATCTCAGGCTTGATGTCGAGGTAGAACTGATCAGGGTTCTTGATGCCCGCGCTTTCTGCGAGCTTGATCGCCGTCATGTTGATCTTGGGCACCATCTCCAGCGCCTGGGCCGAGAAGCCACCCTGCGCCAGGCGATCCGTCATCGCCATCTGGACGTTCAGGATCTGGTTCAGCATCGCCATGTCACGGTCACGAGAACCCGTGCCGAGGCCAATGTTGATTGTGGCGTCCATGTTGGCGTTCCACGCCCGCGGGTCCATCTCAACCCACGTATCGCGCAGCCTGATGGTGCGCGGCCGGTCCTGATGCTTGACAATCAGCTTCAGGATCTGCCGAAACACACGCCGCCAGCCCAGCTCGGCCTGGTTGCGCGCGATCAACTCAATCTGCGAATACGCGGCGTCCTTCTGATTCTGGTTGGCGGTCGCGGTCTGGTTTTGCAGCGCCTCAGGGTCCAGCGCCATGGTGGACCTGGAAACACCCGTCCTCATCTCCCGCACGTTGTCGAAGTGCTGAAGGCCGAGCAAAGCCTTGTCGCCGATGAACGGAATGTTCAGGGGCGTAATGGGCATCGAGCCCTTCTTGCGATAGATCGTAGCGCCGAAGCGAGGACTACGCAGCGCGTCCGGGTTGACGACCGAGTTCTCCTCGGCCTCCGTCATCGGGTTGTTCACCCAATACAGGTTATCCAGCATCTGACGGGTCAGAACCGTCTTGACGCGCTGGATGTCCGAGGTGTCGTCAGCTACAGAGCGCGCGTCCCAGCGATGCGGCACGGGCTCGCAGGGGATGTCAGAGAACGGCAGGTCATCGTCCCAGACTTCCCAGTCCAGGAGCTCGCCAGTCGCGCCCGCGCCAGCGTAATAGGCGCGCACGGTCTCGGCAATGCCGTCTCCGTCCACGTCAGCTTTGACATAGCACTCGAACAGCTCAACCGTGAGCATGGACTCGTCGCCCACGTTGTTGAAGAACAACGAAGACGCTTCATCCCGCGAAATCTTCTCCTGCTGAAGATTGGAGAAGCGGTCAACCGGCAGGTTCTCAACCAAATCTCGGTCAAAACCCAACTCAATCAGCTCTGAGCGCGTTACGTCCCGGCGATGTGCGCAGAACCTGGCATTCTCGATGCAGGTAGCGTTGCGATCGAGCAGAAAGTCTTCCGGCTCGATGCACTCGACACGCAGACGACCGGAGCGAACCACCCGCTTGACCTTTACGTCAAAGGTCTGGAGCGGCATTTCCATCATTTGGCCTGTCGGCCCCGGCACCATGATAACTTGCGGCTCGCCCGGCTTCTGGGCGACGACCTCGACCCACTGATCGCCTTGCAGAATCGCGATCTGCTCTTCCGTCAAGCCGGAATGCTCGGAGGTCTCAATCTCCTCTTGTGTATCCCACCAATGCTTGACGATGCCATTGCCGAGCAGCAAGGAATCGTGTGTCGCATCCCACATGATGCGATAGCCCTGATTGTCCTTGGTGAACACGTAGTTCACGTAGTCCGTGGCCTGCTTGGCAAACTCCTCATCCTGCGGCTTCTCAGGCTCGTAGATCGCCATGCGATCCGAGGCCGTGAACACCCGGATGATACCAGGCAGCATCCAGCCGATGGTGTCGGCAACGTCCATGGACACGACCGACGAGCGGCCGGTCATGGCCGGCGTGTCGCTCATCGTACCGCGGTAGTATTCGAGCGCCTTGGCACGCTTCTGCGACAGCTCTGTGTCGTCGTAGGTCAGCGCCGAATGGATCTCTTGCGACAGGAGCGATTTAAGCCTGTCATCGTCCATCTTCTCGGTCACTTAGACGATCCAGTCTTCATCGGGTTCTGAGACGACCGCAGTGGACCTCGGCTCCTCGTAGACAACGGCCATCAATCCCAGCGCGTCCGCGCCGTGGGACGACCAGTCGTGCTCAGGGCCAAGCCCAATCATGCGATCTTCGTCTTTCTTTTCGTGATACCAGCCCAGCGCATCGCGCCCTGGCTCGGTCGTGGATTCATTGAACCGCATGGCCGGGAAACGACGCCGCGTCGCCTCAATGCGAGCAGCCGCAGCGCCCTTGCCCTGGTTCGGAACAACCGTGACCGAGAAGCCCGCTTCGCTCAGCGCGCTCTCGTATGAAACGTCGTACACGCGATCATTTGTCGCGCCGTCGTGCGGCAGGTATATTTCCGCGTTGCCATAGCCATTCTTGCGCAGCCATTGGACATGCGCTGAGAGCGGCTGGCCGACCGCCTCGTAATAATTCAGAATCCGGATTTCCTGCCCGACAAACTGAGCAATCCAGATTGCGCAGGCATCAGCCTTGGCGCCAGTACCGCCGATGTCGAAGAAGGCCCGATAGGCCATCAACGGGTCAGGAGCAACGAAGCAAATGCGCCCCTGCGCCTTAGCCTCGGTCAGGCATTGGGCGTAGTAGGCGCCGTCAACGATCGTGGCGTATCCGCCCTCCCAGATGTGCTCATACTGGTCTGGCGTATTCTTCACGCAGTCTTGGCGCTCCTGCTCGAGCACGGCCGGAAACCAAGGATTATCGGACCAGTTGGCCCGGACAACCTGAGACCCTGTCGGCCTATTTGGGCCGCGGAGCATCGCATCAACCGCGTCAACCTTGCGGAGCGGATTCCAGCTCCACCAGAGCTCGGACTGAAGCCCAAGCCTCACATTCTCCCATCGCAGCGTCGGACGAATCAGGCCAACCGACCGCGAGCTGATCGAATGCGCCTCCTCGCCCCAGAAGCGGTGAAAGCCCTCAAACGACTTGATCGAGTCCGTCGTGTGGTCCTGAAGACCCTGGAAGACGATCACGCCCCCATTCGGGGTTTCGATAACGTCCTTGAAGATCTTGAAACCGTCAACCTCGCCAAGCCCAAAATCATTGATCTTGGTCTCGATCAGGAACTTGGCCGAGTCCTTCAGGCTCTTCTGGATCTCACGACCGCAGATCGCCCGCATTCCTTCTTGCGCCTCTCCCGGAAACCGGAGAGCGTCTTCAACCATCAAACCAGCGAAGAAGTGCGACTTACCAGAGCCGCGGCCACCCCAAACGCCCTTGTCGCGGGCCGGCTGTAGAAGCGGTTGGAAAACCCTAGCTGTCGGTACTTCCAGACTTCGGGTCAATGATCTTTCTCACGATCACCTGGATTGCGATAGGCCCACCTTCGCCGTCGCCATCGATAGGCTGTGCAGGCTTACCCCACCCACGATCCAGAAGGCTGTTTGCCGCAGCAACGCGGGCCGCTGGCGGAGCTTCAGCCGAGTGCATGATGCTGGCAAGGGTAGCCAGTGCGCCCTCTGTGTGGCTTCGCGCCAAAGATCGGATATCGGTAGGAGTTTTAGCCATTTACTGAACTTGGGGTCAGATCTTGAACTTCGGCCACTCGTGCGGCGTGCCAGTGTACGGCCATTCGGGATGCGCCATGGACTTGAGCGGAGACTGAATGTGCTTTTTCAGCTTCTCGATCTGCTCATCAGTGACTTGAGGCCCATACGGCACCGCCACCCCATACGGCCAGCCGTACATGGATTGAACGGTCTTGGCTTCCTTCGCTTCGAACTCGGCCTTTTGCTCTTGGCGGTTGAGCTTGCGATTGATCGATTTGAAGTCGAAGGCGGCGTAGGTCATGATAGGCTCACCAAGAATGCAGCGAATACAATGGCCGCGAGCAAAAGAACTGGCGCGGCTACATGCACACCTGAACCCAGCGCGATCGGTCTAGGCGGCTTCACGCAGGATCACTCTCTGGCGCCTCGTAGCTCGGCCACACAGGCGGCATCTCGCACGGGGCAGTATCATCTGCCCGGCCGATCGCCCTGATCTTGTCGGCAATCCTCGCGTCTGCCGCCGCCTGCTCCTCGCGGCGCTTGTAGTCGCGGATGTGGACGAGATCGCCCATGTCAGCCTCCGGCCTCCTCAGCACCGGCTCTTGCCGCCTTCAACTCAGCCAGCCGAGCGATGTGTTTCGGGTTTGGAGGTGTCTGAGCGAAACCTGGCTCTTGTGAGCGCTTCAGGGCCGCCTTCGAAATAGCGATAATCTGTTCACGAGTCATCGCTGACAAATCCCTCCAACAATCCAGCCGGCGGCAAAAGCGCCCAAGCAAATCAGCCCCGTCCAGATCTGATCCGCATAGGCGACAGCAGACGGGATGGCGAAGTTCATGCGGCTCTCAATGGGTTTCGGGCACCGCTCAGCTTGTCGGAGCTCTAGGCACCTAAAGGGCCTATGGCAGGGGGAGTAGCTCAACGGTGCGCTTGAGGGTGCCCGAACGAAAAACCCGCCAGCGGATTTCTCCGGGCGGCTTACAATTCTTGCGATGTTGGCGTTTGTACCCTGATTTGCTGGTCCGGTCTATCAGGGCGAATACGGACTACCGCCAAGAAGTCTGCTACCGTCAGGTGTGGAGGACTCACCATGGCAAAGCGAACAAAGAAGCAAAACACCCTAACTGATCGGGAGGTCTATGACAGCCTTGTATTCCAGGGCTCCGGCGTCGTGTCCGGCCCAGAGGACACGGGCATCCTTGAAATAGCTACAAACAACTCGACATTCTCTGTCATTATCAACCATTCCAATGCAGAGTATCTGATCAGTCAGTTGGATGACTTCCTAAGGGGCCGGGCGCCACACTTTGCGAGAGATAAAAACTAACCGCCAAACGTTTCTGCGCTTGTGAACTCTCCGCTCAGGGTGGCATTGTCCCACTCAATGATCTTGTTGAGTGTTGTCAGGGTCATATCGCCCTCATAGCCACCTGTTTTATTGACTGTTCTGGTAAGAGAACTTGGCGCTATGCCGACAGCCCGCGCCAATCCTCCGAGCTTCATTTTGCGGCGCTCTAGAATTTCTCTTACGATGCCGACGCCATCAATTGGCTTCATGGCTGCGAATTATCCCACGCCACAATCTTGTTGTATGTCGTGAGGTTGAGGCTCTTGGTGTCCCCCGACATAAGCCGCTGAAGGGTGCTGGTCTTAGTGCCGATCGCCTCACAGAGTTTGGCTCTTGAGATTTTGCGACGCTCGCAAATTTCATTGACCACAGCCGCCGCATTAATTTCAGTATATTTTACTCTTCGAGCAGCCCTTTGTGTTGCCGACGCCTCTGTCCGGCACATGTATTCCCAATTTTCGAGAGCTTTCAAATAGGCCCACATTCCAGCGAGCCGGTACCAGTCCTCCGGTTTGTTGGCGCGCCTAGCCCTCTCTTCGTTAAGAGCCGCTAAATCCTCATCCCATGCACCGTTCATCGCGCGCTCTCCTTGGGCTGGAGCGGTCCAGATGACTGGCGACGCTCTTGGGAATCTCGGTTTGCGAAACCGAAATGCTTCGCTAAGGTGTCCAAGCATTCGCGAAACCTCCGGCCTATGTATTTCGTTTCCAACTCGCTGGCCATACCATGCAATGCCGCGATCTGGATGAAGCTCATGCCGTGGATTAGAACGTTCCTGATGAGCGATGATCCTTCGAGCCCCAAAGCACGGTCAGCCCGTTTCAACTCCTCTACGGCGTCGCAATGGTCATCTGAGATGGTTATTCCGTTGAAGCTCGTATCAACGTAGGGGTTCTCAAGATTGATCGCCTTCAGGCCGCTATTCGTCTGATAGAAAAACCGCTCGAACTCTCGGCCGGCGTAATACTGCGCCTCATCGATCACCCGACGAGCCCGTAGCGCCGGCAGCATGTCCCGAACTGAGGTCATGACCACGATCTTCTCTCCAGGCTCCAGAGCGAAGGGATCGTCAATCTCGATCGGAGCGACCACTGCGTTACGCAATAGGTCCGTGGCCTTGCGGTCATGAACCTTGGACGGGTCATAGGGCTGCCGGCGTTTAGCTCGCGCCATTCTGAGCACCCATGATCTTGAACAACAGCCCAACCTTGTTGTTCACTCCGAACAGCTTGTAGGCGTGGTAAATGTGATCCTCGACCGTTCGATGAGTGATCCCGAGCTGCCGGGCGATCTGCTTATGCGAGAGACCTTGGATTGCCAGATCGCAGACTTCGCGCTGCCGTCGCGTCAAGGTCGTTTCGGCTAGATCAACCATGTGATGCCCCCGTTAACTTCTGAACGTCTGCAATGATGTTGGATTCATATCCAGGCGGATACTTCGACGGGAAACGCCAACCTCCCTTTTTGTTGCGAGGATAGGTCCTGCCGATGGTCTTGCCGTAGGCGTCCCACGCCTCAAGCGCGATCTGATCCAGCACCTCGATCAGACCGTCGTCAGCCGCAAAGGCTGTCGCTGCGTGGTCACTCCATCGCTGCTGATTGAGCCACGTGATCGCCTGCGGGATGAACTGTGTTCCGATCTTCCCCCGCTTGGATTCTTCAACAGCAAGGCTTTTAGCAGCATGGATCATCGCATCCGGATCCACGCCGGTTTTGACAAGTGCCGCAAACTTCTGCTCTGCTGGCTTGCGAGGGTTCGGCCCGTCTCTTCGGGGATACGCCTTCCAAAACTCCTCGAATTTTAAATCGACACCGGGTCGCGTCGCGTCAGCGACCGACCGAGATATCTTTCCTTCCCTTTCCTGTTCCCTTCCCTTCCCTTCCCCTTGTGCAGACTTAAGTGGCGTGTCCATCGCGTCAACCACGCGTGCCTCACGCGTCAACGTGTTGATTTCATTGGGCGCGGGGAGATCGGATGCCATCTCGCGATTATTGATGATCTGATGATCCTTCCATGTCGGAATGGCGCCGTATTGCACGCCATCGACCTCGTACCGCACGAGCCATCCACCCGTGACCAACGCGTCGAGCACGCGTGAAAAGTCGAGTTCGTCATGCGGGAGACAGTCAAGTTTCAGTTCGCGCGGCCTCCACTTGAACCGTCCCTCCCGATCGGCGGCGGTCCACAGGCCAGCAAACGCAATGCGAAGCGGCAGCCCACTGGCTTTCTCCGCCTCGTAAAGGTCTGCATGCCTGAAGAAACCAGGCTTAATCGTTCGAATTCGCGCCACCGGCACCCCCGTGCACAAAATCGAATATCTCGGCAGCGCATTTATCTGCGCCTTTGTGGATCCTCGACCCGGTGAAGCGCATCGTCAGAAAGCCGAGATCATGCGCGGCTTGGTCCTTCCTCTTGTCGTGCTCGACTTGCTCCGGGCTAGAGTGGAAATCCTTGCCATCGCACTCGATCAGAAGCGCGCCGGTAGTCCGCGGATTGTAGATTGCCCAGTCCGACCTATAGATCAGCCATTTGAACTGAGGCAAAAGCTGAAGCCCTCCCGCAGCCGCAGACGGCTCAGTAGACAGCAGCAGCGGCTTGCCGTGATCTTTGAAGTAAACGAAGATCGCGGCGCCCAGAATAGTTTCAATAGGGCTATCGGCCGTCCGGTTCGCAACCATGGCCGCTCTTGCGCGCTCCACGACGGCACCAAATACTCCGCCGATATTGATAGGATTGAAGTCGCCGACATCCGCTTCGGATCCTGGAACGTATGGCTTCTTGTAGGGCTCTGTGATGGCGTAGCCATCATCATCAAGGCCATCATAATAACGAGGCATCAGTCGATCCCCAACTCGCTGCTGTAAAGATCGATCATCGCCTCTCTGTTGCGGCGCTTCTCTGCGTCCTCGCGCTGGGCTCGTATGATCGCGCGCAAGGCCGGCAGATCGTAACCGACCGACTTCGCCTCAGAGAATACGTCGCGGATGTCTGACGACACTTCGTCACGATCATCCATCAACTTGTTGATGCGCTCAACGAGTGACTTAAGCTGGCTGTTGTGTCCCGCTTCCATAAATAACTCCCTGCTCTAGCGGTGTGATTGTGATGCGCACGCCGGTTACTGAGCGGTCCCATTCGACCGACCCTTTACGCAGGTACTTGTTGCTGTCGCCCTCCACGACGCCATGCTTGACGAGGAGGTCTGTGACCCCCTTCTCCAAGTTGAAGGCATCGCGCTCTCGCTTGTCCTGGCCTTCCTGGAAGGCGTAGGTGATGTGATATGGTCCTTTGATCTGCGGCGGCTTCTGCGAGTTCAGCACATAGCCGGCCTCTAGAAGCCAATCGCAGTAGCGCTGCGACTTATGCCGGCGAGTCTTCCCATCAGCAAACATAGCGTTGACGCTGATCGGGAACGGAAGTGTCAGAACCACGTTCATGCCGCGCGAATCTCCCGGCGCAACTGCTTCAGCACCTCGACCTGAAGCAAGTCCTCAAGCTCGCAGCGGCGCTGGCTGTACGGCTTCTCGACCTTCAGCAGCGACTTGATGAAGGCGATGCGGTGCTTGACGGGGAGCCGCTGCATCCGCCTGATCAGGATGTGGAGCGGGGTCACAGCATCGCCTCCAGATGGGCGATGTCGTAGGCTATGCGCCAGTCTTCCCTAACCAGCCTACGGATTTTCTTCTCACCATGCAGCACAGTCGCGTGGTCGCGATCGAAGTAATTCCCGACCATCTTAGAGCTGGCGGTCGTGAGCTTGCGCGTCAGGAAATAACAAATCTGCCGTGGATAGACGAGCTCGGCCGTCATCCGGATAGACAGCAGTTCGCATTTCTGAACCCGGAAATATTCGCAAACTGCGTTGGTGATTGCAGCAAGCGAGGGGCGCCTAGCGGACGGCTCTCCTCCTGTTGGAGTCACCAGATTCCACATCCACATCTGAGGGTAGAATGGGGCCGGGTCGATACCCCTGAACCTCGGCTTTGCTCGCACACCAAGCCGAACAAGCCTGGCGTCGCGCTCGGCTGCGTAGCTTTCCAAGAGAGACATATTCC